GTTCTTCAAGTTCTTCAAGTTCTTCAAGTTCTTCAAGTTCTTCAAGTTCTTGATCTTCATTCACTTTCTTTTTCATTTCCTCAGATTCTTTAATACTATGTTTCAACTCTTCTTTTCTGTTCTCGAAGAAAATTGTTTTATCGTCAATGTTTTCTTTATATTTCTTCATCATCGTGTTTAACTCTGTTTCAGCAAATTCTTGACATTCGATTGAGTCTGGATTCGGTGACCAAGGACACCAACAACCAACTTGAGCGATGTAAATTGAAAATTTGTTACTTTCTTTCTTTCGTAAATTTTCGCTTTTATGCTGTGCCTCTTGAATGGTATCAAATACACCTCTAACTTTCAAACCACGAATAGATGTTTGAAATTCATTCTTCTCGTAATATTCTTTTTCAAGATTATCAGATTGATCTTGACAATAATATTTGAAAGATTCAGAAACCTTTGTTTCATCAAAGAGAAAATCAAAGTTATCAGTCATAATTCTAATTTCATCTTTCTTTTCAGGGAATAACGTTTTCAATGTTTCGATGAATTCCTTATTTTTTTGAACGTAAGCTTTGGTATATTTTTCAAAAAAGAACGCCTCTTTTTGTTTAATTACATCTTCGGGACTTATAAATGATACACAAACGAAATTTTGTCCTCGAATAGGATCGTCTTGTTCTAAATAATCGACTTCTTTAGTAGAAATCATTATATATGTGTAATATTTGTATAAATGTTTAAGTAAAAATTTAAAAAATAAAATTTTTTTTTTTCCTTAAATTTGTAAGATTTATTAAATTTTAATATTATTTATAAATAAATAATGACTTACTCATTTGATTTCATGGAAGTATTTGTCCGTATTCTCAAATATCTTATGGAAGGTTTAGTTGTAGCTACTGCTGCTTTCATGTTTCCCAATAAAAAATTAACAATGGATGATGTTGTTCTCATTGGTTTTGTGGCCGCGGCAACATTCAGTTTGTTAGATTTGTACAGTCCTAGTTTAGGTGTGAGTGCTAGATCAGGTGCTGGTTTAGGAATAGGTGCTAATCTTGTTGGATTTCCCACCATGAACAACATGCCTAATATAAGCCGACCTATGACTGGACCTTAAATACTTCTATAAAACTTCCAACCCAAATCAATACAAATTTTCTTCCATATTTCTTCTTGTTGATGTAATTTTTCTCTACTTTTAAGCAAAGGAAAATATTTCAAATATTCGTCTCTCTTTAAAATTTGAATAAATTTATGAATAACATACGAGTAGGATAAAAAGTTTTTTCGAACTAAAGGAGAATGCTTCAAAAATGGTACTTGAATTTCTTTAAACATATTTCTTAATTTTTCTTCTAATTCTTGAGTCAAGTTAGGATTGGGTATTCCTGTAATACGATTAAGTATATAAGGTATGTGTTCATAATATTTATTTATTTTAAGCTTCTTCAATATTTCTTTAACTTTTTGTCTATTGACTTCTTTAATGTTTGTTATTCTTTGTTTTTTCAACTCTAGCATTATTTTATCAAATATTTCTTCAGGAATATCAGTAGTTTCTTTACCTTGTATTTGATTCAACCATTCTTGATAATGATTAATTCGTTTGTAAGAGAAATAACTAATCTCTTTAGGTGGATCTTTATAAGACGGTTTTTCGTTATCTGTTAACAAGTGTTGTACTGAATTACACTTATTACAAATAGAGATGCTATCATTGTTGATTACTGTTTTATCAGTGGAACCACAATGATCACATTGTAACGCTATATTGTTATCGATGTTATCGTTAATATAATTCTTATCGGTAATTGATAGATATTCATCTAATAGGGAAGCTCTGTTATTATCATTAGGTATTATGTCATCTTTTTCGTTATTAGCTACAATAACATCTACGTGTTCATGAAAATATTCTAGAATTGATTTTTTTTTAGAATTATTGGAATTGGTTAAATGATTTGTAATGTTCATATTATTGTCTGAATTGTTTTCTACTAGGTCGTAATAATTGTATAAGATGTCAATTGTATTTGAATAATAATCTAATTCCGCTTTATTGGATACAATGTTTTGAATACATTTTTCTATTTCTTTGATTGCATCATTAAGTGAAACTATATTTATAAAGTCTTCGTCCGATTTGTCATTATTAGGTTTTGATTGAATAGATTCTATATCTTTCTTTAGGATATCTAAATTTTTGTATTTTTCATTCAAGTTCTCTCTATCTAAATCAAAAGACTCTATATTGTGTTTGTGACAAAAGTCTAACGTATTTGAAGTTTTTTTATAATTACAAGATCTCTTATAAACATTATTTTTCATCATATATTTATTATTATAGTAATGCGTAAAATTAAATTTTAAATATCTATAAATTTTTTTCTCATCTTATATTAAATAAAATATGGGAGGAGGTCTTATGCAATTGGTTGCCTACGGTGCACAAGATATTTACCTTTCAGGAAACCCACAAATTACTTTCTTCAAAGTTGTATACAGAAGACACACCAACTTCTCTATGGAATCTATCGAACAAACTTTCAACGGTTTCCCAGATTTCGGTAAGAAAGTGACTTGCCCCATCTCCAGAAACGGAGATTTGGTTCACAGAATCTACCTTCAAGCCGAACTTCCATCCGCCGGTGCCGCTTGGGCCGGTCACAAACTTATCAAGTCAGTTGAAGTTGAAATTGGTGGTCAAAGAATTGACAAACATTACGCTGACTGGCTTCACATCTGGAACGAACTTACCCAAACCGCCGGTCATTGGGATGGTTACAAACTTATGGTTAACGGTGGTGATGTCCTTGACGAACACACTTGCAATGTTGCTGTTGGTGGTGATGTTAAGGATCACATTGTCTTCGTTCCACTCCAGTTCTGGTTCTGCAGAAACCCCGGTCTCGCTTTACCTTTAATCGCTCTCCAATACCACGAAGTGAAGATTAACATTGAATTCGGTGATGTATCTGAAGTGTTAGCTTCCGGTACTGGTACTCTCGGTTCCGCTTCCCTCTATGTGGACTACATTTACCTTGACACTGATGAACGCAGAAGATTCGCCCAAGTATCTCACGAATACCTTATCGAACAACTCCAATTCACCGGTGATGAAACCGCCTCATCCAAGATCAAACTCAACTTCAATCATCCATGCAAGGAACTTGTGTGGGTAGAAAAAGATGACAATGACTCCAGCGTCGGTGCCTATGTCACTTCTTACGATTCCGCGAAACTCCAACTTAACGGTCACGAACGTTTCACCGCCCGTGTGCCCCAATATTTCCAACTTGTACAACCATACCAACATCACGAACGTGTACCCACTATGGGTGTCGCTGGTTCCATGAAAACTGGTGGTGTGAACGTATACTCTTTCGCTCTCAAACCCGAAGAACATCAACCATCTGGTACCTGCAACATGTCCCGTATTGATAACGCTACCCTCAATCTTACCGGTGTAGACTCTACCAATACCGTTAAGGTTTTCGCTGTGAACTATAATGTTCTTAGAGTGATGTCTGGTATGGGGGGACTTGCTTATAGTAACTAGGGTGGGTATAAATATTTACCATCTTACATTTTCTTTTTTCAAATTATCAATAATTTTACATAAACTAAAACTAATCTTTTTTAATAAAATATCATTTTTTAACATTTAAAAAAAATTGATATTTAATACGCTTTAACAAAATATATTATATACACAATCAACAATGTTCTCATATATTACAACTCATTCTTATGACAACAATGGATTTACTCAGAAAGTGTACGAAATTACAGATAATTCAAAATCTTATTGTATTATTGAATTGGAGACAACGTATATCATCATTGATAAACATTATCTTGACGATGTGATGAAATTTAACTGGAAAATTGATGAAAATGGAAACATAACAAATAACAAAAAAGTTCTTCCAAATTTCATAAAAAATTTAGAATCAAATTCTTTTGATATAAAAAAAACTTTAATACATATAAACGGTCATAAAAACGATAATCGTGTATCAAATCTTTCTACAAAAATAGAAACCACTGGACTTACAAGAAAAATAAGAAGTAATAGAAAACCACCAATAGTTGAACTAGTTGAGTTGGGAATCACAGATTATCCAAGACACATTCGTTTTGACACTTCACAAAAACGCTTTATAGTTGAAAAAACTCATCCTTTATTGAAAAATAAAAATATGAGAATTAATGGTACAAGAATAGACATTTCGTTAATTGAAAAATACTTTGAAATACTTCATATTGCATATTATGTAGATATAGATTTTATTCAATTAAATAATACAATTGACACTTGTGAAAAGTTCGATGGAAGAAATATATCTGAATTAAATATTTACATTGAGTTAGCAAATTGTTTGAACAACCATACCCAAAATACCACAATATCTTTAGAAGACGTATATGAAACCTTTTCGGATGTATCATCATTGTTTAAAACTCAAATAGATATATTGAACAATAAACCGGAATTACAACTAAAAGATCCAAATATTTTAGCCGAAGAAAAAGGTTTCGTATTAACTAGAAAACTGATGAGAAAACTTCCACCGAACATATATTTCACACCAGAAAGAAATGGTATTGGATGTTCTTTTGCTTATGACTTTACATCACCTGAAACAAAAGTAAGAAAATATATTCGATTCACGAAAGCTCTACATACACCATTAGAAAAGAAATATTTATCAGCATTAACATTTACACTTTGAATAATAATTAACAGGTGTGATACAGAATTTCCTTAATTAAAAAACATATTTATATTTTTAAAAAATCAATTATACAAATATAAATAAAAAATTGATTTTTTTTAAAACAGGTATTTTCCAATATATACATAAAGTATATAACAATCCATATATCAATCTAACTTATCTATATATATATATTGTTACATAATACAAACAAATCTATTACATTCAAAAATGTTTACCTTCGTGAAAACTCATACTTTTGAAAATCGCAGACATGTTGACAAGAATGGTTCGTTGTCTCAAACAGTGAATGAATTCACAAATGGTGAAGAATCCTATTGTAAATTAAACTTACTAGATAACAAATTCACAATATTTGATAGAAAATATATGGAAGACGTGATGAAATACAATTGGTATTATCATAAACATAATGGGTATATTATGCATGCTACAAGAATTGGAGAAGATGAATTAAATAATGCACAAGTTCATCTACATGCTTATATTATGAAGTTACAACCGGTAAATAATGTTACCGAACGACATGTAACTTCAGTGGACCACATTAATCGTCAAAAATATGACAATCGTGTTTCAAATCTTCGTATTGCAACAAATTCAGAACAAAATTACAACCAACGAATGCGATGTGATAGAAACAAGCCACTAGATGAACTAGTACAAGTTGGTATTGAAGAGAATGCTAGATTCATTCGTTTTGACAGTTCACAAGAACGTTTTGTTCTAGAACATCATCATGCTATTCCTATGAAGAATAAAAAGAAAGTACAGAATGGAACTAGAAAAGGAAGTATTGTTGAAAAATACTTTGAAATTCTACACTTAGGTCATGACTTGGATAAACAACTTCAAGAATCAAAATCTAATGGGAAAATTTGTGTTAAGTTTGAAGAAAAACAAAAAGAAGAATTAGATAAATGTATTGAACTGATTAAAAGTTTCAACAAACACTATACACAAAATCAAATATCAATTGATGATGTTTACGATGAATTTAATAACACATCTTCTTATAAAAAACAAATTGACTTCTTATTGTGTAACGAAGAATTGGGATTGAAAGATCCAAACGTTCTACACGAAGAGAACGGATTTATTTTGACTAAAAAAATGTGTAAACCACTTAATAAACATATGTACTTTACGTCAGCAAAGAATAATAGAGGATGTTATTTCGAATACGATTTCAAAAATCCTGAGACTAACATTCGGCGTAGTAAAAGATTGTCATCATCAGTTAAAGTATCATTAGAAGATAAGTTTAAAGAAGCATTGGAATTTAATGAGGATACTCTCTTGTAAACTAGACTTAAACAATATATTAAAAATAACGCAATTATTATTAAATAAAACACAAAAATAACTTATTATTTATTTATTTTTTTACTTGAAAAAATACCAGTTTCTAGATGGAAAATAGTTTATTGAATTTTGAAAATTAAAGGTATAATACCACTCACCAGTCAAATCAATTGATACATTTTTTTTGTTTTCTCTAGCAAACTCGTCTACTGCGCGTTTCACTCCAAAATTGTAATTAAACAATTTTTCTTCAGGTAATTTCGAATAATCATCTCCAGCGATAAGCCCACCTTTTTTCAACTTAGGATACCATTTTGTAAGGTCATCTTTTACTGCATCATAAGAGTGATTACCATCAATATATATAAAATCAAAGTACTCGTCATTAAAAAGTGAGTACGCATTATAAGAATAATCCTTTATAATTTCATATTTATCAACATACTCTTTTAAATTATTAATACATATACCAATATCTTTGTCGTGATTATGATGTGTTTCGTCGTATGTAGTTTCGTCTTGCTTTTCCCACGGATCAACCAAATACAGTTTCTCGCATTTCCAATTAGATAATAAATGCTGTGAGAATTGACCATGTTTAACACCAATCTCTACACCATAACCGTTCAATTTATGAGAGTTT